CCCCGGGCCGGTGCGGGTTGTAACCCCATGACAGTGCTGGCAGAGCAGGCGCTGAGGCTGCTGAGGCTCGGAAAAGCCAGGTCCGTGCAGTGGAAGCCTTGCGGCGCAAGGCCTCCGGGCTTTTCCGCCGCGTCTGGACCTCGGGCTAGCTCGTTGTCCCAGGAAATTACGGACACGTTCGGCCAGCCGCTCGAGACAGACCGGTTGGATCGCTGCTCCGGGAAGTCGTCAACTAGCCTCAGATGCCCTAGATGGCCTAGATTGCTTTCAGGATCAATACCTTATATTCTCTTCTACCCTTAGATTAGATTTATATTCCCTTAGATTTAATAAATAAAAATAAAAATAATAGAGGAATGATGGGATATAGAGAGAGTATAACCCCGCATAATTGCAGGGTAGTTTACTAAAGGGAGATGATAATGGGAAAAGTAAAGGAGATGTACAAGAGGTTCACCTTCTTCTATGGGGGACCGTTCAGCCAGTGGCTGCCCTGCACCTTCGAGGTGGATGGCGTGCGGTACAACTGCGCGGAGCAGTACATGATGGCCCAGAAGGCCCGCCTGTTCGGCGATGAGCCAATCCTGGCACACATCATGAACACGACCGACCCGAGCCGGCAGAAGGCTCTTGGCAAGACCGTGCGCGGCTTCAGCAAGACCGCGTGGGAGGTGGTCGCCCGCGACGTGGTGATGCGGGGCAACCTGGCGAAGTTCACCAGCTCGACCGAGCTGTGCCACGCGCTGATGGAGACCGAGGGCACGCTCCTGGTCGAGGCCAGCCCCTCCGACATCATATGGGGCATCGGCCTCTCCGAGTACGACCCGGACGTCAACAACCCAGCCTGCTGGCGCGGGACGAACTGGCTGGGGCAGGTGCTGACTGACCTGCGGGAGCACCTCGGCCGGGCGTGAGAAAAGGGGAGCCGAGGCTCCCCTTTCTTCACCTGCGATGACAGCCGCTTAGAAGCGCTGGCCCTTTGTCAGGCCCGCAGCGATCTTGTCAGTCGCCGAGCGCTCGCCCTTCTGCTGCTGGAACGGCTTACCGCCAGAGCCTGGAGGGGTGCCGCTGCCGGACTTCTGCTCGCTCTCGAAGGCGCGGCCGAACACGGGGCTGGCCTTCATCTCCTTCACCAGGTCCTCGATCGACATGAAGCCACCGGAGGCATTGCCGCGGGGGTCGCCGGTGTCGTCCACCACGCGCACGACGTAGTCCTCGCCCTCCTTGATGACCTTGGTCTTCGCGGTGATGTGCGGCAGCAGCAGCTCCGGCACGCCCTTGTGGGTGGAGATGGCGGTCACGGCCGCGGTAGCCACCAGGTACTTCTGCAGGGTCTTGTTCATCGTGCCCAGCTCGCCGTCCTTGTCGGCCAGCTTCTTGTTGAAGCCAGACTCGAGGTCCTTCTTCATCTTGTCCCAGTTGACCTTGCCGTCCTTGGACTCGCTCAGGGTCTTCTCGACCGCCGCACGCAGGGCATCCGCGTTGGCGGCCTCATCGCCCTCGAGGCCCAGCAGCTGGCCGATGGCGGCGTAGCCATCCATGTTGGGGACCTTCTTCTTGAAGTCGTCGGCGTCGCGGCGGGCAGCCTTCAGGGAACGGTTCAGGCCGTCGACCGCCGTCCCGACCGAGGCATACTGCTCGTTCAGCACGAAGCCGCCATCGCCCTGGGCGTACAGCCCGCGGAACTGCTCCGGCACCTTGTCCAGGGTGTCCACGGTGGTGTTCTTGCCAAATTCAAAGTCCATGCTGCTTCTCCTTCTCCGCATCGCGCGGTCACATGGGGCTTCACGCCCCGGGTTGTTGTACGAGCCTGCAAGTTACCGTGGCCCGCCAGTACAGCAAAGCCAGCATTCAGTCCAGCTCGATCGCTGCGCCCAGGAACTGGCCCGATGCGCTGTACCACCCCTCACGCAGGGACCCACCAGTCAGGGCCTCCAGGTCTGCCAGCGGCACCTCGCCGCGGACGGTCGACCCGTCCTTCCAGCGCTGCAGGGTGTAGACGTTGCCCAGCAGCGCCTGGTAGTACAGGGACGGCACCGCATCGGGGTCGTCCGGCACGCCGGGGGCAAAGTCCATCTTGTCCAGGAGCTGCTCGGTCATCTTGAACTCGTCGGTCATACTTCCTCCATGCGGATGATGTAGGTGGAGCCCTCACGCTCCACCGCATTGATCTTGAACCTAGTCCCGGGAGCGAACAGGACCTCGCGCTCTGGGTGGCTGCTGAACGGGGCGACGTCCACGCCAGTCTTGCCCTGGATCTTCATGTAGATGTTGCCGCTGAAGGCGGCCCGCTCGCCAGTGGAGCTTGACACGAAGGCTGAGTCCTCCACGATGGCCCCCTTCCGATAGACGGACAGCAGCCTCTCGAGGTCTGCCCCGTGCAGCGTCAGGCCGCGCGACGTGAGGCCCTGGTACTTGGGCATCTTCGAGAGGCCGGACTTGGCGGCCTCGACGTAGGCCTGGAGCATGTTATTGCTGGTGAACTGGCCCGCGCGGAGGGCATTGTTCAGCTTCCGATAGGAGCTGTTGGTATAGGCCTTGATGGCAGCACCCTCATCCTCTGACAGCTCCGGCAGCCCAAGCTTACGCTGGCTGGTATTCATCTTCTCAGTAACGAGGGTGTTAAACTCGTTGGTCAGCTGGCGCACTGCCGCGGCGCGCTGCTTCGCGGAAAAGCGTGGCGGTGGCGGGAACGACTCGCGGATCGAGCCCACGGGGCGGGCAGGCGTCATGTCGACCTTCTCCACGGCGGGCTTCGGCGGGAGGGTGGATGTCCCAATGCCGAGGTCACCCGTCTCCACCTGGTACTTGGCCAGCTCGATGAGGTCCTTGGCACCCTGCTCGTTCAGGCTACCGAAGCCCTGCTCTATGAGGGCAGTCAGCGCCTCGTCGTCCTGGCCCACCTTTACCGCGGCCTTGACCTTCGCCAGCACCTGCTGTGACTTGACCCCCATCGGCTTGCCGTACAGCTTCGGCTTCGCGATGGACTCAGCGACCGACGAGGCCGGCTTCTGCAGGACGTCCAGGTACGGCTTGCCCTGTGCCTTCAGCGCCTGCAGGCTCTCAGTGGCCAACTTGACCAGCGTCGACGCGGCACCGGAGGCTTGCTCGGCGGAGTTCCACTTCGCGAGGGACGCCTCCATCTCCTTGTACACCTCGAACGGGGCCTTGCCCGCGGCCAGCGCAGCCTTCGTGGCCTCCAGCTGGGGGCCCAGCTGTGCCTTCACCCACGCGTACTCGGAGCCCTTCACCTTGGGGATCTGACCGGCCGCGGCCAGCTGCTCGGCCTTCTTCATGCCTGCCGCGAAGTCCGCCGGGTTGGTCTTCTTGAAGTTGGACTTCCAGCTGGAGATGTTGATGGCCTTGATGCCCTCCGCATTGTCCGGGAACTTCTCCTTCAGGACGTCCGCCACCTTGTTGACGCCCATCATGCCCTCCTTGAAGAGCTCCTTAGCCGCGGCGGTCACCGTCGAGGCAGGCACAGGGCCCTTCGCCACCGGGGTCGCTGCAGCCGTCTGGGACGCGGCGACGTGAGGCTCCGGAGGCGGCGGCTTCACGCCCACGGCAGGCGTCGACTCCACCACGGGACCGGCCGCCTTGTTGGGCAGCATCCCGCTCTTCTTCAGCTCCACCTTGTACGAGGCCAGCGAGGCCTTGCTCGTCTTGGCGTCGGGGAACTGTGCCTTGACGGCCTCCAGCACCTTGTCGTCCGGCACGCCCTGCTGCAGGAGCGACTTTGCCAGCGACCCGACCGTCTGGGGCTTGCCAGCCATCTCGAACGGCACGGACGGGACAGGCGCGCCACCGACTGGGGGTATGGCCTTCGCGCTCGGCGGAGGGAACTTGCTGGCGAGGGCCGCCTTCGCGTCAGCGATGTGCGACGAGAAGGCCTTGTTGAAGTCCAGCGCTGAGAGGCCCTGCGACGTCAGCGGCGATGGGCTCAGCGCCTGGGCGTAGACCTCGGCCACCAGCTCATCGGTGTGGGCCAGGTAGTATCCGTACAGCTTCTTGCTGGAGGCATCCAGCGCGTCGGCTGCCATCTTCAGCTCCCCAGGGTATGGCAGCAGGAGGTCGTGCTGCTTGTGCAGGAGGTGGCCCATCTCGTGGGCGACGACCTGCTGCGCCTGCTGCTGGGAGATGGCGGACAGCTTGGCACCGCTCAGCTTCACGCCCTTGCCGGCCTCGTAGTAGCCCATCGCACCCGGCACACCGTCCAGGTCCGCAGCCACCGTAGCCCACTGTCCGCCGACGGCGTGCTTGACGCCCTCTGGCAGGTTCGCCTCGAAGTGGTCGACGACCGCCTGCACAGACTGGGCCTTCTTGACCGCGCCGGCCGGCGCGGCCTGGACGAGCTGGTCCAGCGCGCCGGCCTTCTTCAGCTCGGACTTGTAGGAGGCGATGGACGCAGCGGAGGTGCTTGCGTCTGGATACTCCTGCTGGATCTGCTTGAGCACGTCGTCCGTCGAGAAGCCCTGCTGCAGGAGGGCCTTCGCCTTCATGCCGACACCGGGCTGGACCACGTTCAGCTTGTCGCCGCTGGTCTCAGCCTTCAGCTGGTCGATGGTGTATGCCTTGCCCTTCTCATCGACGAACTTGTCCATGGTCATGCCGTCGCGGAACATCTGCGCCTTGGCCTTGCCCATCACCTCGTCCTGGAAGGCAGCTGGCTGCTTCCGCATCCACTGGTCGTAGGTCTGATTCGACGGGGTCTGGCCAACGTTCTTGGCGGTCCAGTCGGCCCGCTTGGCACGCACGGCGTCCTGCCGCTGCTTCTCGCTCATGCCCTTCCACTTGTCGCCCGCCTCCTCCCTCGCCTCGGCGCGGAAGTCCCTCTCGCGGGCGGAGCGGGTGCGCTTGTCAGTGACGGTGGGGCGCTGGCCGACGATGGCCTCGCCGTGCAGCACAGGCACCGTGGTGGAGCGGCAGCCCACGTGGGCTGGAGGGCGCGGTCCCTCGTTGATGGGCATGATGAGCCCGTCGCGGCCGCGGCAGACTGGCGAGGTGCGCCCGTCGAGCGTGGCGACCCAGCGCACCCCGGAGATGATGTCGGCGTTGGCGTTCCACACCTCCTGGCGCGCCGAGTTGGACACGTGGTTGACGGCGGTGCGAGCCACGGCCTGGGCGTTGCGGCGGGTGATGGAGACCACGCCGTCCTCGTAGTTGTTGGCCTTCGTCCCGCGGATGCGGCGGACGATCTGGTCGAGGGTCTCGCCCTGCGTGACTGCCAGCCTGATCTGCTGCTCGATGCGGGAGATGTCGCCGGCCTTCATCGAGTCGAGCCATCCCTCCAGCGGGACTCCGTTGATGGGCTTACCTACCAGGGCCTTGAGGGTGGAGGCCGGCACGGTCTTCAGGTCGAGCTTCAGCGGGGAGGACTGCTCCATCGCCGACATCTCCCACTCGGCCTCGTTGCCAGCCAGCGTGGACATGTCCCTCTGGATCCGGCCGCCGACCTCGTCGATCGCTGCGGAGCGCTGTGCCCGGATGCTCTGCAGCAGGTCCTCCAGGCGGTGCCTGGCATCCTCGGTGAGCTCGCCCATGAGCTTTGCCACCAGCTGCTCGTCGGAGGCCTGGAGGAGCTGTGCGACAGCCTCCGCCTCACCCTTGGAGAAGCGGAGCAGCTTAATCTGATGCCTTAAAGTTGCATCGAAGAGGACATCATTGGCGGCTGCCATTACTGCGCTGCCCCGCTAGGAGGCACCACAGGCACCGCACTGCCAGTGCCCTGCCCCTTGCCATACATCTTGTTCAGGCCGTCAGTGGGGGCCTCGTCGTCCAGCAGCGCCTGGTCCTCCTCCACGTCGTAGTCCTCGGAGAGCACGCCCCGGCGCTTCATCTCGTCGGTCATGGCCTTGCGGGAGATGTCCCTGTTCTTGCGCATCTCGGTCAGCGCGGTCAGCTCCGGCGCGTCGGCCCCGTTGTCCTCAGAGTCGACGTAGGAGATCTGCACGGTGCCGCCGTCCTCGAGGCTCATCCACTTGGCGGTCAGCTGCAGGCACTCCTCCACGCAGTCCCTGAAGGTCTTGACGGACGCGGCCAGGTCGCTCTGGGTCTCGGAGGAGTCGAGGGCACGAGCGGTGGCCGTCTCATTACCGGGCTTCTTGCGCATGAACTCCGCGCCGTAGGAGGCCATCTGGTTCTCCAGGTCCTCCAGGTCCTTGCGGCCCGCCTCGATTGCCGCGCCGGTGTGCTCGACGTAGTACCACTTGCCCTGCGGGTCCTCGGTGGTGAGGTACTTATTGGGACCGATGTCGACGTTGCCGTCGCCGAGGCCGGATGCCGCGAGGATGGGGAAGCGGGCGACGGTCAGCACGTTGCGCTGGTCGCTAGTGGACTGCCAGTGCGCGATGTTCAGGTGGGCGAGGTCGGTGAGTGGGGGCTTACCCTCCATGAGGCCCTCGCGGCGGCCCGTGTAGAAGGTGCGCAGCGGGATCTCGTCGAGGCCAGTCAGGCCCTCGTCCTCTTGCACCCACTCCTTCTCCTGGGCGTTGTAGATCCAGGTGTACCAGTGCCCTGGCTCGAGCACCTTGATGCGCTGGACGCACACCTCGTCGAAGCCATCCCTCTCGATGCTGGTCTCCAGGATGCGGACGTGCTGGAGCACCTCCCGCCCATTCTCAGTGGTCGCGTAGGCGGCCAGCACGTTCTCTGGGCGGATGAGCACCCAGTACGGTCGCTTGCCCTCGGTGCGGTCGTCCTCCAGGGTGCGCGGTATCGGCTTGCCCGCGGCATCCAGCTGGCGCTCGACGATCGGCATGTCCACGAGGACGTGGGCGAAGCACTTGGCCCAGGCCGTGCGGAACCAGGTGCGGCAGAAGGGCTGCACGGCCGTGCCTTGCAGGTCCACGTCCTTGAGGATCTCCTCCAGCTGCGCCGGCACGTCGAGCACCATGTCGTCCTCGAACGGCTTGCCGGAGAGCTTGCCCACAGTGTCCTCGAACATGTTGAGGAGGGTGGCGCGCTGCAGACGGTTCTGGTAGTTCGTCTCGCTCTCCTTCTCGTGGCGAGGGAGGTACTTGTCGCCGGCGGCGCGCATCGCCTCGGTCCCGCCGAGCAGGGCCTCAGCCAGCTCCCACCGCGGGGCCATGCGTTGGTAGGCTGAGGACGGGGTGGCGACGTCGGCCTTCTTCTTTTCTGGCACGGTGTTCTCCTGGGGCTGGGTTCAGATATCGACCGATACTGCACCAGCACGGAGATCGCCGCAAGCCAGCAGCCGGGGCCCAGAAACAACAAAGCCCCATCAGCAGTCTACTGATGGGGCTCTGAGGGGAACTGACCGTGGATGCCACTAGTCGGCCGTCTTCTCTAAGCCCTAGAGGAGCTTACTCGTCGCGCTGCAGCGAGGAAGACTGCGTGTTCCAGACCAGGGTTGATCCTTCTGCAAAGGGCCCGCTTCGGCCGAAGCCAGGGTGGGGACCCAGTATGCCTAGCGCAGCTGGTCGTCTACGTTTCGGAGGATGGGTAGATGATGCCATGCCGACCGGGAGCCGAATACCATCAGAAGCTGCCCTGCTTGATCTCCTTGCGCTTGAAGCGGACCCGGTAGCGGGTCTCGTCGGCGATGTGGTCCTCCACCTGCGTGTCGACGTCGTCCAGGTCCTTGTCGTCGCGGGTAATGTGCGGGACGGTCCTCATGAAGTTGGGGCAGGCCTCGCCCACGACGAATAGGCCCGGTGCCTCGCGCGGCCGGCCCAGCCTGCGCTTGCCCTCCTCGTCCAGGTTGGCTGCCCCGGACAGGCGCTTGCGGATCTGCTGCCAGCCCTGCTTCCTGGAGCCGGGGCCCTTGTCGGCCTTCTCCCACTTGACACCCCGCTTCGCCATGTCCTTCGCGATGCACATGCCATTCTCCTCGTCGAAGATGGAGGAGTCAGCCGGACCGGGCTTCACGCGGCCCGCCAGGCCCATGCTCATCTCACGGAGCTTGATGCCCTCGGCGATGTCTGTCGCCAGCATGCGCAGGCCCTTGTTCTCCTCACCCTTCCGGCAGCCGTACCACTCGCCGATGCGGAAGAGGTCGCCCCGCACCGTGTAGATCTTGCCCCCACCAGGCAGGAGCAGCTCTGTGCCGTCGCTCTCGGCCCACCACCCGACCGAGAAGGGCTTCGACTCGCCCCAGTCGAAGCTTCGGTCTACTGCCCAGGACCGAGGGACCAGGAAGCGCGGCACGGTGTGCACGGAGTTCTTCCAGAGGTCGTCGAACATGCCGCCCGAGGTGATGTCCCACGACCCGTTGATCCAGGCCTCGACCTGCTGCGGGTTGGCCGCCGCCGCACGGATCCTGTCGATGTAGCCGGGGTCGGCGTCGAGCAGGATCCGGTTCTCCACGATGTTCCCGTGCAGGGCGATGCGGTCCGGCTCGCCCTCGGTGCGGATGACCTTGCCGCGCATGTGTGGCAGCTGATAGCGCTCCTTGACCCAGTTGTGGCCCTTGCCGTAGGGGTTGGTGGTGGCGCGCACCTTGCGTGGCATGCCTGGAGTGGAGGAGCGGCAGCAGGAGAACATCAGCTTGAAGCAGTCGGAGGTCGCCCAGTTGGTGAGCTCCTCCCAGCCGATCCACGGGTACGCGTGGCCGTGGTACTTCTTGTAGTCGTCCGGCTTGGCCATGTGGCGGAGCAGGAGCTGCTCCCCGCCTGGGAAGCTCCACACGTACTCGGACTCGTTGAACTTCGCGCCGGGGAACCACAGGCCGAACCAGGCCTTGGACTTTGCCACCACGTCGGCGAGCTCGGGGTAGGTGGCACGGAAGAGGATGCCGCGCCAGGCAGCGCCGAAGCCCTGACCAACATGCTGGCAGAAGTCGGCCAGCAGCGCGTCCGTCTTGCCGGGGCCACGTGTGCCCTCGTAGAGGCACTCGAATATGGGGCAGGAGAGGAAGAGGACCTGGGAGCCCGCCTGGGCCGCCCAGACCTTCGGTGGCAGCCTGTCGGTGGGCTTGATGCGCATGGGCGCTCCAGGGTTGGTCGGTCCGCCGATGATACCGCGCGGGCCGACCGAGGAGAGCCCTCAGCCCCGCTTGACGTAGAGTGGACGAAGGCGCTGGAGGGGCTTGAGCATCGCGTCGACCCGGCGCTCCTCGGCCAGCTCCCTGAGGAAGTGCTCCGGCGTGCCCTCATCCGGCTGGTGAGAGTCGGGAATCACCAGCATGGCATGCGTCGGTGCTTCCCTCGGCCCGTAGAGCCGGAGGAAGGCCTGGTAGCGATGGCGCTTCTTAGCCTTCATCGCCTGGCCGCGCATCGAAGTAGGCGAGCTGGTGCTGGAGGGACTCGACGCGCACCTCCAGCTGGTCGCGGCGGCGAGTATCCCCCATCGCTTGTGCCTGCGACAGGCTGCAGACCGCTTGGAGAGCCATGCTCTCCAGGTCAGGCACGGCGAGAGTGATAGGTAGGTCCATGTTGTTTCTCCTTGTTGTGTTGGATCAGTCGCGATCGCCCCAGGGATCGGGGCAGTCGTCGTAGAGTCGAGAGTATACGTCCTCCTCGTCCCAGTCGACACCCTCGTACTCCCGCTGCCGCCTGGACGGCCGCGGAGCGCGCTGGGCCTTCCGGAGGTTGGCCCTGGCCCGCTCGTAGATGGCGTGCGGCACGCCCCCGTTCGGCTCGCTGGTGACCTTCTCGTAGGCCCAGACGACGTACGACGGGTGCTCGTCCGCTATCTCCCGCATGGACCGGTTGCGGTACATGCCGAAGGTGAAGAGGTGGATGCCGCTGGACAGGAGCGCCATGGTGTCAGTCCAGGAAGCTGGCGACAGGGCTCAGCAGCTCGCGCACCGCCGGATCGTCGAGGAAGGATGGCTGCTCGTCCCGCTCCTCGAAGGTCGCCTCGTCCTGGAAGACGCCAGTGCACTCGAAGGTCTTACCGTCAGCCTCGACCCTGTCGCCCACACAGTATTGGACCGGCAGGCCCACAGACCGACAGTTGACCAGCGAGGTGAGCCCGCCCATGGCGCTGGAGCCACCGAGGCCCTCGCCCTCCTCGATGACCTGGAGAGTTGGCCCCAGCCTTGCCACCTGGGCCTGCACCATGCGCCTCAGGGCCTCCTCCGCCTCCGGCCGGGAGAGCCTCGTGGTGGTTACCAGCCTCTCAACAGCGGCCCTGTACCCTTCTGCATTCACGTCAGGTGCCTTGGGGGCATGTACCGACTGGGCGTGCATCTTGCCCTGCTGGGCCATCAGCTCCTTGGCCCGCTGCCACTGGGCATGCGTGATGCCAAAGTGCTCCGACCCGCTGCACCACGCGAAGTGGATGTAGCCGGGATCCGCCTCCAGCACCTGGTTCACCTGCTTGCCCTCGTACTTGCCGCGGGTGAAGCGGCCGTTCACCACCGCAGGGTGCCGGCTCATTTTGCCACCCCGTGCTGCAGGTATGCCTTGATGGCCTGCTCCAGGACACGCTCTGTCGACTTGCCCTGCCAACTGCAGAGGGCTCCCTCCTTCCTGAAGACCCACACGGCATCGGCCAGCGCCTTAGCGTGCCGGTCCTGCGCCCTGATGGAGGCCTGCGACATGGCCTCGTAGTTGATGAAGGAGACCTTGCCGTCAGCGTGGTGCTCGTACTCGGGCTTGAGCTCAGGAGGGTGCTCTACCTTTGTGTCGCAGGCGGTTGTCCAGCCGCAGTGCGGGCACGGCCTAGCCTGCGTGGCCTTGCCTGCCTCCATCAGGGCGAGCACCACGCCGGCGTACTGGCGGTCCGCGAGCTCCAGCCGGTCCTCCAGCTCGATGATGCGATGGTACATCGACGCTATCACATTGGCGAAGCGGTACTCCTCGGCCGCGGGCCACGCCTCCCCATTCCTCCAGAACTCGAGCCCACGCCCGTCGTGCTTGACCTCGTACTTGCCGTCGCTGAGGCTGATTTTCCTGTCCATGTCCTTCTCCTATATCTGGCGACCGCAGTGGCCGCACCTGGTCCTCTCGCCCCGATTGGGCGCACCGCAATTGTAGCAGACCCTCTCGGGAGGATCAACCCTCGTATAGGCCATGGTGGCCTCCGCAGTCACAGCCCCGCGTCTCGAACGGGTCCTCGTACGTCATCATCACAAAGACGGGGCCGGACCCATAGGTCTCCTGCACCTGCCAGTTCCAGCCCTTCGGGACGACGCGGCGGGCGATCGCCTCCATGATGGCCTTGCCCCTCGGATTGCCCACCGCCATGCTCCGCCCGAGCATGCCCGGGCGGGGCATGTCGACCTCGACGGTCAGCTCGCCGATCTCGCGGGCGACCCCATCGCCCAGGCCGTTCTTGTAGGCCTTGTACAGGCTCTCGACGCGCTCGGTCACGCGCTTCGCCTGGCTCACCAGGTAGTCTTCGTGGTAGCTCATCAGAACGCTCCCGGAGCGACCTGGAAGCAGGTCAGGCCGTGGCGACGCCACATGGCCACCACGCGGTCGCGGTCGTCGAAGACCGAGTGCACGCGCTTGATGGGAATAACTGGCGGGCGCACGAGGTGGTCGCCGTCGAACTTGCCGAGCAGCCACTCCTCCTTCAGCTTGTCGTCCGGCGTGTAGAGGCTCTCGGGGCGCATGACGATCTTCTCGTAGTCGACGCCGTTGGCCTGCAGCCATGC